AAGAGGGGGCGGAAGCGGCGGAATACGGTTGCCGGCGTGAAAACTATGAGGATCCAATAACCTTACAGTGAGGTTCTGGCAACATACAATTCACGATAGCAACAGTATAAACAGAGTAAACAGGATCAATGAAAATGGTTTAAAGTCCGAGGGACTGGAATTTATTAAAGAACAAGAAAGATTACAAACACTAGACTCAAGAACACTTACAAAGCTCAAAGTAAGATCTGAAGTATTTCTTCCGTGATCTTAGCTATGAGATAACTAAGCTATTTATAAGGAAGGAAAAGTGATGCCCGGGTGCTCATTGGGCCCCATCGTCAGCATAATAATTTCCATCCTCATAATTTAGTACTCCACTAGACGGGTAAGGACAAATGCCTTTACTGCCCGTGACTCGACTTTTATTTAGTGGGGGACAAAGACAAAACCCTTTCTCACCCATGATACTGACTTTAGGTAGATAAGGACAACAGATTTCCTTTCTTACCTGACTCAATTATTAAAGCATACATAATTATTTCCACAATTTCGGTCTGAGTGGAATTAACCTCTTTATTCTGGTCCAGGGTCCATCACGCTCCATTATCACAGAGGGGTCCTCTTTATGTCATTTATCAGTCCTTTGATTCCCTCTATCCTGCTGCTGAGTGCGTTGTTTCTGGCTATGGTGGATGGTAACCTGTCACTGGCCCAGTTGTCTCTTGTCGCTGACTGCCAGATGTAGTCCTCCTTTTGTCTTTGTATTCTTTCCAGTTGTTTGAGTGCTTGTTCTGTTTGTGCACAGGCTTGTCTTTCAATAATGGCCATTTGTTGGTGGATGTGATCCTTGTATCTGACAGCAATGCTTCCTTCTGTGTGGAGGAGAGTGATTTCTCTGTCCATGAGTTCATGGTAGAAGTTATCAAGGCGGTGAGTGTCTCTTTCAGTTGATGGTGCTTCTTCCCCGATGCCTCGAATTTGTAGTGCTCTCCTATTAGCTGTGTCAGATGCTGCATTCTTGTTGATTCTTCCTGCCATTGTTGTCCTGCTTCAAAGATAACAGAGATTAACCTTGATAAAGCATCAGCTAATCTATTATCTTCACCTTTAACATGCTGGAAATTAACTGGAATGCCTAATCCTGTAACATAATCAGTAAAATTTATCCACCTAAGTCTAGATGGTTTATGATTACTGATAGTGTCAAAGAAGGCTATGATGGCCTGGCAGTCTGTTCTTATGGTTAAGGATGGTTTGTCCAGGTAATGGATTTTGAAGGCTTCAAGGGAGTTCATCACAGCATGGATTTCTGCATCTATGGTTGATTTGATTGGATGAAACTTCCCACTGGCATAGGCACAAATCCTTTCAGTATTTTTAGGATCATACTCCTTCTTCTTCCATTTGCAAACTCCTCCCCATCCTTCCATACATCCGTCAGTTTCAAGAATGATAAAACATTCTTGAGGGGGTAATTCAAGATCTGGTAGCTGCTGAACTTGTTCTTTGATCTGTCTGACCAGCTTCCAGTCTTCTTTGTTCAGTTTCTTCTCTCCTTTAGGGCTCACCTTGGCATATAATGGGCTTAGCAGACGACCCATTTGTGGGATATATGCTCTGGCATAATTAAGTAGGCCCAAAAAGGATCTGAGGCCCTTCGTTTCCTGCAGGTCTTCGTCTTTGAAGTTCACGACCTTCTTTATGATATGGGGCTGCAGCTGAATACGGCCTGCTTCCAGAATAGCTCCCAGAAATTCCACCTTCCTCTGGGCTATCTTCATTTTTGTTGGGCTAAGAACAAGCCCATTCTCCCGGCATTTTTCTAACATGACCCGTATGTGCTTGATATGTTCCTCCTCAGACTGGGAAAATACGAGTATGTCATCAATGTATACAGCGATAAAGGCTTCAGTACCTTTGAAGACGTTGTCCATCTTTCGCTGAAATACTGCTGGGGCGTTTTTAAGTCCAAATGGCATAACTAGCCATTCATACAGTCCATCTGGAACCCAGAAAGCAGTCCACTTGATAGACTCCGGGTGCATAGCCACCTGATGAAATCCACTCTTGAGATCAAACTTTGAGTAGATCTTAGCATGGCCAACCCTCTTCATAATGGTGTTGATGCCTGGCAGACTGTACTGATCTTTCTCAGTGAGATCATTCAGCCTTTTGTAGTTGAACACCATTCTCTCCTTTCCTTTGGTCTCTTTTCCGGTTACTGGATCCACGCTTGTGCCTGAGTTGACAATGAAGGCTGTGGTCCGATGTTTACTAGTGCTGGGCCTAATCACCTTCAGTTCCAACAGGCCCTTTATATGTTTCCGGAAAGATTCCTCCATCTGGGGCGTCACGTGTTTAATGGGCTTATCCTCTATCACCATATCTGGGTTTTTGATGTCCAGATAGCACAGTACTTTGTTCCGAGCCCAATGTTTCATTGGATTTTCACCAATGTACCCCTGGTCTTTTAACTCCTTCATTAATGGGCCAAAGCTGCTCCTCAGCTTCTCATATGGAGCGTCCATTGTTGATGATGCCATGGTTCTAATCCAGTTAGTCTCCTGCTCCACTTCATCGTCTTCATCATCTTCTTCAACGATTGGCGCCATTAATCTTGTCTGAATGGTGGTGATATTTTTGTAGAACGTCACCTCTGTTCCTTCAAGCCTGACTCCTCCGTGCATATTTCTGATAAAATTGCAACCCAAAACATACTGCACATCATCTCCCAATGTCAGTGATTCAAAGCAGTAGGTGTAGGGTATTCTGAACATATGTCCTCCAATTCTCATCTGGCCATACTTCAGCTTCTTGTTACTCTTCTGCACAGAATTAATACCTCTGAATGTTACTTCAAAAGTATTAGGCTCGATGGCTGCTTTTGGTATCTTATCCATACTGATGCAGCACGACGTTGCTCCGGTGTCCAGGATTGCTTTAACAGTGAACCTTGGAACAGACGGTATGTCTATTTCTACGTCCATGTTGTATAGCATGTTCCCTTTGACTGGCCTTCTTTCTTCTCTTCCAGTTTCTGTTGATGCTGCTATTACAGCTCCTGCAATGTGGGCTTTTCCTTCTCGTTGTTCCCACAGCTCCTTTTCAGTTGGAAGTTCCTGCATGGCTGCTTTCTTTATTTCTTCATCAATTTTTCTCTGCATATCTTTCAGCGCCATTTCCTTTCTTTCTTTCTCTAGGACTTCCATGTTCTCGTATCCCCTGATTTTTCTTTCAGCTTCTGCCAGTTTTTCTTCTGTTTGTTTTAACTGCTCCTGAAGCTTCTTGATTTCAGCAGTCTGGTATGCAATGTATTCTTGCTGTTGGGTTAACAGACTCTTCTCATTGAAGAAGCTGGTCTGTACAGGTTCTGGTTTGATTGCAATACCACAGTAATTACTGCTGCAGAGGACACAACTTGTAATTCTGCATTTAGGGCAATGCAGTCTCATCCTCCTCCTGGTTTCTTGCTTGCAAAAGGAACATTTTTCCAGTTCCACAGTGGCTACTTCCTGGTTCATCTGCCATTCATGCTCACACTGGAATTGTTCCCTGGTTATCCTCTTGTATGGGAGGTAACCATCCTTCTTTCCTGCCCAATAAACATTGTCTGTGCCTTCATGAAACATAAAGATAGTTTCAGCAAAGGCTCCGCCTGTGTGCAGGGCATCTTCATCTTCATTTTCAGAGATGCTGAAGATAGCATCACTGACCTCTTCTCCTTCTTCAACTGACACTACCTCAAATCCTTCTGGTATGTTCAGTTGCTCGTACATGGCTACTCGGCGTGTATTCTTCTTGTCATTAGGGCATTCTCTGGCAAAGTGCCCCATCTCTCCACACAAATAACATTTACACCTTTTATTTCTGACAAGGTGTTTCTGCTTCTCAATTCTTGCATGTGTTGGGTGTGGCTTTCCTTTGTATGTTGTTGACCTTCTTACACCGTAGCGCTTCTTTTCTCCATAGTATCCTGGCAATGGCATCTCTGAACAGAAAGATAAATTTTTCAGAGACCTCCTGAATGCTGCCTCCTTGCATTCTTGCTCCAGGTACTTGTATGTGAATAGGATCCTTGGGAAAACACCAATAGTGTTTCCCTCATGTTTTGCCTCGTATGCAGTACGTATTTTGTTCCCCAAATCATAAGGCATCTTCAACCAGAGCTTTTCTGATAATTCTGGGCTGATGAACATCCTTCCCGATTTTGCTGCAAGTCTTGCATAGTCATTTAAAAAGGAGACTATGTCTTTGATGTTGGTGCAGCTTAGCCTCTCCAAGTCTCTGTATGCCTCGTCCTGTACTGCAGTAGATCCAGTTGTAGGATCTTCAAGAGTGAATACTCTCCTCATTTGAGAGAGTATGTTCTGCGTCCCTTCCCTACCATCAGCTGCGTTTACCATCTCCTGGTATTCTGTAGGAAAGTTCATTCGCCATTGAACCCATGTTAGCTTCTCCGTTTCTCCAAGCAAATTTTCCATGAATTCTGCTTTGTCTTTAGAATCAGTAAATCCCTGGGAAGCAACATAGTTCTTTGTTATAGACTCCCATCTGTTGAACGCATCATGAAATAAGCCAATCTGTCTGGGAATGACAAACATGGCTCCTGTTTGTCCCTGTGCTGTTGGGAATTGCCAGTACTCCGTTGATCTGTCTTGCTTGAATTGTGGTCTTCTTGGCATATACCCTTCAAACATGGGTTGATGCGTAGAGGATGATGCCTCTCCTCTTGCTGGTGCATATCCTGCTGGAGTCATTGCTGTATCTTGAGGTGGTCGGTAACTGCTCACTTCCGATTGCTGTGTTGAAAACACCTTTTCTTCATTTTTCAGCAGTTCCCTTAGGTGAGGGTATGGTAGCAAGTCTGGATCTTCTTGTATCATGGCTACCTTCTCTTCCTGTTCCTCCACCTCCGTTTCATAACCCATTTCATTACCCATTTCTTCACTTTCTTCTGGGTCTGGGTTTTCATCATTTTCATCACTCCCACCACCTTCTGCAAATGGGTTATACCATGTTGGGCTTTGTGGGCTCTGTGGTTGAGTGGCTGGTTCTTCATCAAATTGGGCCAGAAATTGAAATCTGGAAACCCAATCATCCTCATCATCACTCTCCTCCTGAGAGCATGATAGTAGTTGTTGTTGCTGTGGCGATTGTTGCTGTTCCGGTTGTTCCCATTCATCACCCCATCCGGTGGGAACAATATCCTCAATCCTGATCTTCGAGGATGCCGGTGCTGAATATTTTACCAGGAAGTCAAACTTCCCAGAAGGTTGTCCCAGTGTGTCCCAAATTTCCTTGGGTTCTTCCTCTACAAAGGCAGCTACTACATGTTCCATCAGCTGCTCCTCATCTGGGTCCACCTCTTCATCCTGTTCGTTGTAGGATGGTAGCTCTGGTGTTGAGGTTGTTGCATAATCTCTAAATCTCAAAGATATTGAACCATCAATGAGATTTCTTGTGTCAACGTTTTTCGGTGCTTGTGGCAATCTTTCCACCTGTGGAGGTCTTAAGATCCACTGCTGGTTCTGCAACTCCCTGCTGTCATATCTCCTTCCTGCTATGGCTTGTACTCCTTGGCTTGTCAGGTAGTCAGTTACGTTGCCAATCTCATAGGCAAAAGCAACGTTAGGAGTATTGGATAGTCTCCCAACTATGCCTCTTGTTACTAAGAGATTTGCCTCACCATTCTGCCAGTTAGAATATCCACGGGTTAGTATGGATATCTGTATATTTCTTGCAAAATCACCAATGGTCATCATGGTGTCTGGTACAACGTAGATGATTTGTCTTCCCTCAGTCAGATCTACCTCCATGGTTGCAAAGATTGACTGGTCTCCATTCCATCTTGTATCCCGGAAGACGACTAAAGCCATGGTTCCTTCATTCTGCCGGTGAAGAATCTGTAGTCTAACTTGCATAATCCCTATATGAATAAAGGATATGCCTGTCCTTTGTAGGGCTTCCATACTTTCAGGCTGGATAAAAGTTCTATCCACCTGATTCCCATCTGTACAAAGGATTGCTTCCTCCGATCTATGACTGTAAACACGATGGTGAATCGTGTCTCTCCTGGATCTGTATAATACCTCAGCTGGTACTAATCTTGCCCGTTCTTGCATGGACATCTGGAGGTCTGCTTGTGGGTCAACTTCCTGCTCCAGAGTTTCCTGATATGGTTGTCGGCCGGTAATTCTTCTCCTGAGCCTTCTCACAGCTCTTTGTGTTGTATAGGCGCGTCTTTGGCTGTTACGGTAGTCACGAATCTGGTCCTCAAAGAGAGGAGTCTCTCTTTCTCCTTGCTGCCTTCTAGTGGCGTTTCTCGTGACTGGTGGTACCGTCTGAGTAGTTGTAGTACTCATGTCGCCTTTTTCAGTTTCTCTTTTTCTTCCTGGAGAATCACGTAAGGGTCCTTGAAAGCAAAAAGGGTTCCCTTTCTCTCTTTTGGCCGTTCCTGTTTGTCTGTAAGCGTCAGTCCTTCTAGCTTTTCAATCAGGTCTGTTGGTAACGTTGATGTAGAGGGCTCACGAGAGTCAAACACGTTTTTGATGTGTCTAACCTCTGTTTCAAGCGTGTTAACTTTTTCAGAAAGAGAAGCTAACAGTTGTATAATCGTGTTATTCTGCTTGATGATAACAGAACTTGACGATTGAGCTCCTACGTTGTCAGATGGTTTGGCAAATCCAACTGCTGGTGGCTGGATGTCTTCAGTGGCTGCGACTGCTTCTTTGTAGCTTGCAGTTGCCCTGGTACGGCTGTGGCTCATCAAGACTGGGACCACTGCTCTAGCTTGTGCAAAAGTTTTTCAACCCTCGTTAGCTTTTTGTTGAGATCTTCTGTGAGTTGGAGAGCTTGGGCTTCTACCAACTTTGGCTGCTGGCTAATTTCAGAGACTAAGGTAGTGACCTCAGCCTGGGTTAAAGGTCTATTTGCAATGAAGGTTTTGGTTAAGTTTTTGAGATTACTTTCAAGCTTTGAGATTCGAGACTCAATACTATCTAGGGACTCTTGAATCTTTTTGTAATTTTTGATTTGGACTCTGGATGAAAGACTACTATGGTTGTAAATAACAGAGAGATTGTGAGCTAATTGTTGGTTTGAAACTTTTGATGTTGAAGCAAGATCTAGGTACTCTAGACTTGAAGTGCTTGACTGTTCATACCACTTCTGTATTTCTTCCTCCCATCTCCTACTCATAATTGCTTCCCCTGGTTTGTTAACTAAAAAGACTCATCTCCGGGGTTCAGGTTAACGGCCTCCTTGCCTAACACCATATAGTGCCTTCGCCTTTTGCCCTTTTAGCCCAACTACTACAGGAAGACTCAATTATTTTGGTTGACAGGAAGAATAGTACAAAAACAGTATTTCCCAGCTACACACTTCTCCTCTATTTCCCCAGACCTTGAAAGGTTTTTAGCCGGACATGACTATCGGAAACCATGCTCTGATACCA